TGGCTATACGAACATTCCGAAACTATTGGCGACCTAGCCACTACCATCGGTTCGATGAGGAACACTATAATAGTATATTTCGCAAAAAAACTAATAAAACTAACAACAACCAACTAAAAAAAACTAAAAAAGGAGAATAACTATGGCAAGAGGAGCAGCAACAGGAGCTTCATCAGCAGGTCGAGGACCAGGTAGAGGAGCAGGACCAGGCGGATCTAGAGGTGGTCGAGGATCATCAGCAGGTCGAGGACCAGGAGGACCAGGTAGAGGAAGTCGAGGTGGAGCTAGAGGAGCTTCAGCTGGAGGCGGTCGAGGAAGAGCAACAACAGAATTATTAGATCCTGTTGAAAGAGCAAGACGTAGATATGAACAAGCTAAAGCAGTAGCTAAAGCCAAAGGCAAAGGTGGTGTAACACAAGAACAAGCTGAAAAAAAACGGCTTACACCAACTAAAGCAAAAACACAAGTAGCAAAACGGGTTGTAGCACCAAAAATAGGAGATGGTAAAAAAGTTAAAAGTAAAATAATATTACCTGTAATACCAACTAAGAAAAAAGAAAAAAAACAGGAATATAGAGGCAGCAGTATTGGCTCAAAAAGTGCAGGGAGAAGTGGTTCTGTAGGCGGTCGTGGTGGAAATTACGGAGGCCGAGGATCTGGTCGTGGAGGTCCAGCAGGAGGACAATCTCGAGGAGGCAACTATGGTTCTAGAGGTGGCAGAGGTCGAGGAGGCCGAGGCGGAGGCGGAGGCGGCTCTGGCGGAGGCGGAGGCGGTTCAAGCTGCTTCGTAGCTAACACACCTATCCAAATGGCTGACGGTACTACTAAAGCTATTCAAGATATAATAGTAGGTGATCACACAAAAGGCGGAGAAGTTTGGATGCTTATAGTGGGTGCACCACAAACTATTTATAATTATCTTGGTGTTGAGGTTTCAGCACATCATTGGGTAAAAGAAGACAATAAATGGGTAGAAGTTTATGAAAGTAAACAAGCTATTAAAACAGATAAAGTAGAAAAAGTGTATAACTTAAACACTTCAGACAACACAATCTGGATAAAAGACATTGAGTTTTCTGATTATATGCAAGTTCCAGACTCAGAGTGGGAACCTTATTATCAAATGATTAAAGAAAAATTAAATAAAGAAGCCGAGCATCAACTAACTAATGTCTAACGATGTATCATTTGCACGTTTAGTTAAACTTTTAAATAATAAAACTTCTGATAGAAGTATAAAAAAGCTTAAAGCTAAAAGGCACAAAATACAAAGTGAAAAAAGAAAAAAAGTTAAATATAGTATGTAAATACTGTGAGCACGAGTGCCACTGTTTAGGCGGTGGCTCGTGCAAGGATAAAGAATGTAAGTGTGAGCAATGTCAACATAACCCTTTAGATGAATTTCATAGAACTTTAGGTAAAGGATTTAATGAAACAGCAACGTAATAAAAGGAGAATAGATGGAAAAATTAATACAATTTAAAGAATGGTTTATAGACCTAGATAATAAAAAGAAAATTGGTATTGCTGTTGCAATAGCAATTCTTGTCGCTCTTATATTGAGTTAAAAAATGCTATTAGATAAGAAGGAAAGTAAAGAATTAAGTGATAAACAAAAACAATTTCTTGGATCCTTATTTGGCGAAGCTAATGGAGATCCCAAAACAGCTGCAAAGCTGGCTGGGTACTCACCTACTGCATACCCAAAAGTGGTTCAAGGACTTAAGAACGAGATTATTGAACGGGCTGAATCTGTGCTGGCAGCACATTCGCCTAAAGCTGCACTCAGTATGGCAAATGCCATTGACGATGATGGATCAATTCCTGGTGCAAGTATCAGGATGGAAGCAGCAAAGCAAATCTTGGATAGAGTCGGTATTATCAAAAGTGAAAAAATAGATATCAATGCTAAAGTAGCACATGGTATCTTTATACTACCTGCCAAGGAGGCATAATAATTAAAGGAGATAAACAATGTCAAAATACGATAGAGAAAAAAATCCTCATAAAGGTGGTCCTGCTGTAAAAAAATCAGGTGGAGGCAAAGGTATGACTGCTGGCTCTGCATCTGGGATGTATCCAAAAATGAAAAAATACAGTGCAACTACTGGTGCCAAAATTGGAGCAAGTAGGGCGGACTTTGGGTTTATTGATAGCAGAGCTACGAGAGAACCTGAAACAAGTTAAATTATTTTCTAATGTCTTTAGGATTTAAAAAACGAGTTGCACGAACTATTCCGTTTGGATATAAAGTAAATGAACAGGATGATAAATTATTAGAACCAATTCCCGAAGAACTTGAAGCAATAGAGCAAGCAAAGAATTATATTAAAAGTTGCTCCTATCGAGAAGTTTCTGGATGGATGGAAAGAAAAACAGGTAGGTATATATCTGCTCCAGGTTTAAGAAAGGTATTAAATAGAAGTGAATAGTGGGCCAAAAAATAAAAACGTACCTTTGAAAAGAGTTACAAGAATGTACAATCAACTAAATACAAAGCCACGCTATCTTTCAAGAGCACTAAACCCAAATACTCCTACTACAAAAGATAATGAAACAGTTAGGCTTTCATCAGGTAGTGATGATAAAGGATCATATGTTTTTCCAAATGTAGTTATGAAAGATGGTAAATTGCATAAATTTAATTCTACTAATAAAGCATTAGAATATTCAAAAGATAATAAGCTTTTAATAAGGTTTAAAAAAGATCAAGATGCAGCATACTTTGCTAAACATTTTTCTAAATTAATAGATAATAAACGTAATGGTAAATGATGTTGAACCTCCTAAACCTAAGAAAAAATTTATAGCCAAAGCAAAAAAATCAGCTAAAGCTAGTATCAGTGATATAGCTAAACAAGTACAAAAAGCTAAAGATAGTTATCATAATGCTCAGAAAAAATTAAAAAATAAAAAAGAAGCAATACAAAAAGCTGATAATATATTAGAGAATAAACAAAACATAGTTATTGAAGAAGAATTAGAAAAGACTACACCAAATATAAAAGATGCTGTTAAAGAAAAAGAAGTTATATTTGAACCTAATAAGGGACCACAAACAGAATTCTTAGCAGCTTCAGAGAGAGAAGTTTTTTATGGTGGAGCAAGAGGTGGCGGTAAGTCTTATGCAATGCTTATTGATCCATTAAGATACTGTGATAAAACTCATCATCGTGCATTGTTACTTAGACGATCAATGCCAGAGTTAAGAGATTTAATAAATCATTCACAAAGATTATATTCAAAAGCTTTTCCTGGTGCAAAATGGAGAGAACAAGAAAAAGAATGGAGATTTCCATCAGGAGCTAAAATAGAATTTGGTTATGCTGAAAATACAACTGATGCATTAAGGTATCAAGGACAATCATATACCTGGATTGGAGTAGATGAGTTACCACAATACCCAACTCCTGATATATATAATTTTTTAAGATCATCACTTAGATCTGTTGATCCTGAAATACCAGTATTTATGAGAGCTACAGGTAACCCAGGCAACGTAGGATCTACTTGGGTTAAAGAAATGTTTGTAGATCCAGCAGTACCTAATACAAGATTTGATATTGATATACAAACACCAGCTGGTAATAAAAAAATAACTAGAAGATTTATACCAGCTAAGTTACAAGATAATCCTTACTTAATGCAAACAGAGGATTATTATATTATGTTAGCTTCTTTGCCTGAAGTGCAAAGAAAACAATTTTTAGATGGAGATTGGGGTGCATATGAAAATGCATCATTTCCAGAATTCAGTAAGGATGTGCATATAGTTGAACCTTTTGAATTACCTAGAAACTGGCATAAATTTAGATCATGTGACTGGGGGTATTCTTCACCTGCTTGTGTACTTTGGTTTGCTATAGATTTTGATAATAATTTATGGATCTATAGAGAACTGTATACAAAAAAAGTTACAGCAGATTTATTTGCACAACAAGTTTTAAACTTGGAACATAATGAGTATGTTCGATATGGAATACTCGATTCAAGTACTTGGGCTAGAAGAGGTGATGTTGGTCCAAGCATTGCAGAAACAATGATTACTGCAGGATGTAGATGGAGACCATCTGATAGATCACCAAGAAGTCGTATCAACGGAAAGCTGGAGATACATAAACGATTATCACTTAGAGAAACTAATGATGGACTTAAACCATCTTTATTTGTATTTAATAATTGTTTAAATTTAATACGAACACTACCACTTTTACCTTGCGACAAAAACAATCCAGAAGACGTTGATACACATGCAGAAGATCATGCATATGATGCATTAAGATACGGCTGCATGTCTCGCCCCATTAACCCACATGGAAGTGGCCTTTCGTCATTTCGTAATGAAAACTATAAACCAGCAGATAGGATGTTTGGATATTAATGGAGCTACATAATAGAAAACTAAGAGTTGGATTTTCAGACTTAACAATTAAAATAGAAAATCCAGATTTTAAAAAAGATAATTTAACAGATTGCTATGGACAATATTTACAAAAAGAAAATATTATTCAAATCAATGACGGGCTTGAGTTACATGATAAAATTAATACTTTAATTCATGAATGTTTACATGCCTGTTGCTATGTTAGTGGATTAACTCAAAAAGATAA